TGAAAAACGCTTCACTGTTTTGTTATACAAACCAGCGGGTGTCAAATCGAAAAGATCGGATGCAATCTTCGGATGTAATGGATTCATCTTTGTTAAAAATTGCTTGTACTTTTCTCCCTGACTGCGCAATGTTGGCTTGACTATGGTGGCAAGATCACGGTTTACGACTATACTCGGAAGTTGCTTTCCGACAGCATCGGCTACCAGATGCGACGCATCATCAGGTTTGTCGATTGGAATAGAGTAGGGATCGTTTATCAAATTCGTCGCATCAATCTTATTCGGCATGAATTCTCCTCCTAGTAAAAGACTCATATAATTCTTGATTGATCCGGTATTTTGCGACATGTGATATGTTGCTGCGACGTCGAAGGAAAGATCGTCTGTTTCTCCTTTGCTGAAATATCTTGTCCAAGGCATCATTGGGAGACCTCCGACAGATCCTGGAATCAACAGGATTTTCCGCGATGTCTTATTTGCAAGTAGTCTGTCTATTTGCTTCCATTCAGGAGTGTTGATTGGTGACGTTCTTCTACGATACAACATTAGTAACACCTGTACGAATTTCCACCAGATTGCACGAAGGGAATTATTCAGCGTCCCTGCTACAGCAATGGAATTAGACACCACTCCGGCAATTTCCTTGGTTAAAGAAGGAATGGAGTTGTCTAACCGTGAGAATGCTCGAGAAGAAAATTTCAGCGAGTAAAGTATGTGGACTCCTTCAACATATAGTTCTTTTCCGTAAGTCAACACAGTTCTCGAGTCTATGCACTCTTCTGGTTTCACCTCATGATTTAATCTCTCGCCGCCACGTTCGAGACTATGTAAAAAGTTGAATAGTGAAGTTTGCAGGTCAACCTTACTAATATCGAAAGATACGTAAAACACTTGATTGTCTCCTTGGCCTGCCATGTAGAATGAGCAATCTTCGTTCTGTAATGAGAAGAACATCATAGCTATGGTACAGATTGTCCATAAGGTTTGTTGAATTCCTTCTATTCCTCCGTAATGGTTCCTCCATACTAGATCAGAGGTGGGCCAATCTTTCGCGTGCATACCGTGTCTGACTCCTTTAGGTAAGGTATGTTTGTCTGTCAATACAAAGGTGCAACTTTGGAAAAATCGATGAGCTTGCGAAAATACTCCTGGCAGACCAAAAATGTGTTCTAAAGATCTTGCAATCGGATTTACTGATGCAGCTCGCCATCTTAGATTCCACCTAGAGAAATCAACCTCAACAAGACAAGTGTTGTTTCTTGCTTTGTTTGCTGTCAAATCATAAAGACGTTTTCGTAATTTTGTGTTCGACATGGTCATAGTTTGCTGTGGAAGGTATCCGTCATCTCCGTTCTCGCCACCCATGAAACGTTTCAGGTTGGCTTCTGTTAGTACAAAGAATAGTCGGACTTCGAATTCGAGTTTTGCAAAACATCTCGCGGAAGTCTTGAATTCGCGTTCTTTTTGTGTCAGTTCGACGATGCGCTGATTGATGTCAAATTTACCGCGGCGCATACGTTCTACAATATCGTGTGTGTCGACATCTCTCCTTTTAATCAATGACTCAAGAAGTCTCCGGTATGCTGATGAGTTTCCTCCATACCAAAATCCACTTGCATGTTGTGCGCCAGGACAAATCGCTTTATCGTCTATCATGTCAAGATAATCAGGCGAATAATCGAATTCCATGAATTTCTTGAACTCCACATCGATCAGATCTGTCAAAGGAAAACTTTTAGCTGGCAGATAGAGTATATCTTTTTGCCACAAGGAGTACAATTTGGTGTTCTTTTTGGGCTCACACTTGCTCACAAATTCTGGCCAAGTCTTGTTTTTTGTCAAGTATCTTTGTAACACGAGAAATTTGAAATGGTTATGGTATTGTTGAATGGAAACAAGATCGAGTTTTCCTTTTGGACATGCCTCTTCTCTCACAGATTTTGCGGATGTTGCTGCATATACAAACGGG